AAGAATTATTAGTGAAGTACGTTATTCTTCGTTATCATCGAGTATTAAAAAAGATATAAAGAGGTATTCGATTAGTCAATCGAGTAATCATTTTAAAAGCGATATTAGTTATATTAATGCCAATAGGATAGTATCTAGACTAGGTCATAATTTTAATGATGATGTGACAGAATTATCACATATTTGTAGTAGCAATTACTATTGGGATCCAGTGTTAGTAGTCCATGATTCTAAATCCGAAGTAGCTGATTTACGCGTGCCTGACGGTAATCAATATGTAGCACAAGGAATGACTAATCATAATAGTGGGGCCGAAAGAATTTATAGCGCCATAACGCCTTCGCTGGCTCAGTTTTCGCCCAGAGATGCGGTAGATAAATTAAAACCGATCGGTCCTTCGGAGGGCCGGATGATTTTAATCTCCTCTCCGGACGCAAAGGAGGGTTTTTTCTATCGCCTCTATCAGCAAGCCATGTCTGGCGGAAAAGGCGCTTCGGACATGCTAGTGATACAGGCTCCGACTTGGGAGGTAAATCCCACGCTTGATAGTAGTTATTACGAGAAAGAATACTATAAGAATCCAAATGCCTTCATGACGGAGCACGGTGCGGAATTTTCGGACCGTGTAAGAGGTTGGATCGAAGATTCCGCAGACTTAATGGAATGCGTAAGTCCCACCCATAGACCTACAGATCGTGGTATACCACGTGAAATACACTTTGCCGGTATAGACGTAGGTCTGGTGAATGACGGAACATGTATAGCAATTACACGAATACATGATGGGAAAATAGAGCTGGTCTACCACGAAATTTGGTATGCAAAGAGGAAATGGAAGGACATAAACCCTCACTTAAAAGAACCACTTGTTCCATATGCACACACATTGCAAGATCAAATTAGACTAGATATGAGTGAAATTGCCAAATGGTTTAAAGAAATATCTAGACGATTTTATATAAATAAAGCCATATTCGATCAGTGGTCTGGAATTGTGTTTGAGCAGGAATTACATAAAAACGGTTTAACGCAGTTTGAGATCCGAAACTTCTTCACTTCCGAATCTTCGCAAATGTACCAGACGTTTAAAATGTTCATTTATAACAAGCAGCTTAGACTATATGATTATCCCAGGCCCGATTCACTGGATGGTGTAACTGGAGGGCGGCATTCACCTCTGATCACCGAACTCCTAGAGCTACAGGCCACATCTGGTGGTAAAAATATTGTGAACGTAGAAGCACCAAAGGCACCGGGTAAGCACGATGATATGGCGGATGCCGTGGCACGTTCTATTTTATTAGCTTCTGAATATATACAGGGAAATCCGGGGATTTTAGAGAAGAAGGTCTTTAGCAGGGCTGTAGACCAGGTATTGGTAAGATCCGTGGGGTACGGGTCTTATCATCGAATGCGTATGGCCCTTCATGGTGGAAATAAGTTAAGGACCCCTCCAAAGATAAAACCTCGATGAATTATTTTTAGCGATTTTAATTTATGAGTGAGACATATGACATAACCCAGACAATTGCTTATAGGATAGTAGATTCCATAATCTCACACATTTATTCTGATGAAACTATGAATGAACATGAATTTGTGAGTATTTATAATGGTTTTATAGATTTCGGCGGATCATGGCAGAGTGTCGTCGAAGGAGATCCAAAAGAATTCGCTAAACTAAAAAAGATAATTAAAGCATTCGTTAAAATACGTCGTAAACCCAAGAAGTATGGTCTCAAATGAGTAAGCAGGACACTGCCGAAAGATTAATCGTAGCACGAAATGCTTTAGAATCTATTTTATCCCAGCTAGACCCTATTCCATCAATAATTATCAAAGTATTAAATGAACTGGATGACTGGGATCGTAGATATGCGAGAGACTATTTTGGTCGTTCCATGAATCTTGGATATATATCAAAAATTAATCAATGTAAAACATTAGTTAACTCTTATAAATCACTGTATAAGCAGGTCCAGACATATCGTTCAAAGGTGAAGTTAGCCTTTGATAGTAGTGTTAATGATACAGAATCAGGTAGGGATTAAAAATGGCAAAGCGCACTCAAAAACCAGCTCTACCTGTAGTAGAAGTATCTGATCAACCTGTTAAAAAGCAAAAGCTCACTAAATTAGAGCGTATTGCTAGACAGGAAATGCGTCAGTCCATCCGAGTCGCTGCTTACGGTGGTGATTTTGGGAATATGGGTGGCGGAAATATAAAAGCTGGTGATTCCTCATTTTATAGTCCCCAGTTATCAACCGACTTCCTCGAGCTTCCTCAGTCGGAGCGTGAAAAGCGCGAGTTATTTAGATTTTGGTATCATACACATCCTATAGTCGGTGCGGCCATCGACTTCCATACTGATGTTCCTATGTCAAAATTACGTTTGTCTTTACCTAAGGGAAAAGACCCGAAGCGTAATAAGCAGATCCTGCATTTCTATAAAAACATGTGCAGTAAGATCCAGTTATTCCAGACGTTATATGATGCAACACATGAATATTGGCTTAATGGAAACGTTTACATGTTTTGCGAAGATCATGACCTGACGAATGAAATACCGGAAGACCTCTTATCTGTAGAAGAGGAAGAAGAAGTAGGTGAAATTGATTATGTTGGACGTGTTCAGAAAAAGTCAGTAAAAAAACGTACTTTAATGCCTGAAACAGTTCGTTCTCAGAATATTCGAAAATATGTATCAGAAAAATATCAGGGTTGGCAGAGAATTCAGATTCTTCCACCGGAACAGATAAAGCTTGAGGTGTTCCAGTATACTAATAAGGTTCGGATGGAACTAATTCCATCAGAGAAAGATCGTTTATTAGTCTTAAAAGCTCAAGAAAACACAGATATAGAAACGAACAGAATAGCAGACGATATACCCGATCAAATTCGAGAAAATTTACTTAGTGGACAGCCCATACCTCTTAACACGTCACCGTATGATGACTTTTTATGTAGCTCGTTTTGCTATCATTTAGCACATAAGAAAGCAGCATATGATGATCGTGGTATCTCTCTTTTAGAGAGAATACTCCGGACATTAGTCTTTCAAGATAAGCTTCGCCAGGCCCAGACTTCTATCGCTTCTCGCGCAATGACCCCTAAGCGAATTGTCTGGGCGGACAAGATGTCTGAGCCGGACACAGACTCCTTACGTGATCAGATTGATCAGGCGATTATTGATCCTGATTTCACAGTTGTTACTAACTTTGAAGTGCATTGGGATGAAATTGGTTCTCGGGATCGTCTCCTAGATTTAGGAACGGAGTACGAAACCACAAATAAGATGCTTTATATTGGTTTACGTATCACTGAAAGTATGCTTACTGGTGAATCTACCTACTCGGGTGAAAAGATTCACTTGGACGTTATGAACACTATGTATCTGCTTTATCGGGAACGCATGAGTGAGTTCGTAGAGGAATGGTTATTTAAGCCAGTGGCAGAGAAGAAGGGGTATTGGGAGGAGGACGAATATGGAAATCGTAACTTACTTTACCCTAAACTACAATTTACACGTCTTGCTCTTAGAGATAATTCTGAACTTCAGGATTATATGTTTAATCTTTACCAAAAGGGATCTTTGCCTATCTCCTTCATTTTGGACCTTCTAAACATAGATTCCGATGATGCATTAGAAACACTTAAGCGAGATATGTTCACTCCTAATGATTCGACTTTTAACGAATTCCTAAAAAACGTTCTTAGTAAAGCGGGTGATGAAGCAATAGAGAAGACTGATGTATTTGATCGTATAATTACCTCCATAAATCTTAAGCGAATGGACAAGAAATCAGATCGATTTGGGAAGGATGAATAAACTATTTTTATAATCTTATCATGATATGTCATTTTTGCGAAATGCAGACCGTAATTTAAGCGAATCTGAAAAGGACGCGAAAGAGGCTGCTTCTTTATTACCCTCCGCTCGAAAGCCTAAACCTAAGAAGAAGCATTCTACCTCTCGCGGTGCCCCAAGATTGCAGCAGCGTAAGGGAAGGGTAAAAGTCACAGATCCTGATGTAGTCCCTGTAGATACTGTAGCGTATGATTTAGATTTATCTTTAAATCATAAATATTCTAGCGTAGCATATCGAATCTCTGCAGGATCTGATATCGCTGGATATAGAAAAGCTCTTGACGATTATCTAGAATTTGTAGAAAAGGATCTACCTAAATCATTCCCTGATGATCAGTATTTAGATAGATTCAAAGTCTTATTTAGTGGCATGGATGAGTTTATAAAACTGTTAGATCTAGCTGGAAAATATAATGAAAAATGGGGAAATTATCTACAAAGAAATATTTTATCGTTAGCATCTACTAATAAAGAAATAAAACCACAATTAGAAGCATTTGTCAAAATGCTAGATATGAAAGATGACTTTAAGGACTATGATAAAGTCAAAAAAATATTCGGGAAAGAAAGTAATGGACGAACCATATCGAAAGATAAATCAGATAGAATTTTCGGAAATAATACTATAACCGTGATCGAAAACGCGCGAAAGCATTTATATGATTTCTCAAAGGAAAATATCGATATTCTAAAGAAAATGCCAGATTATGTCATAGATGCTGTGGGCGGCGAAAGAAAGAAGATTAAATCCGTTAATTTAGACGTCTTTACTCGTATCATCGGCTCTAAAAATGATAATGAATGCTGGTCGGTATTTGCATCATTTCTAAAAAGACTAGAAAGTGTAATGAAATCTACTAGCTTCAGTGATGATATAATTGATCTCTATATGACTAATATAGAGAGTACTAGTAGTAGTAAGGAAGAATTTTCAAAAAAATTAGATGAACTTCTCGAAAAACTTAAGCAAGATAACACTGATCAGACTATATCTGGAATGAAGTTACAAGGAGAAATATTTAAACTACCTTTTTATAAAAGTCTACGAAATTATTTATTAAAAATATTAAAAGATAATAATATAGGCTCGATCTCTGAAAAAGACAAAGATAATATCATTAAAGAAACCGATGAGGAGACTGCAACTGAATATAAGAAAATAATGCTTAACAAGGTATTAGAAATATATAAAGAATATCTTGGCGAGTCGTTTAAAACTTCCATCACTGAATTGATGGAGGGATATGATGATGAAGACTCTCCGGCCTATGATTGGCTAGATGCCGCCATAAATGCAGGTAGTAGGATGCTAAAAAATATGGATTCGGGAAAGTGGGATGAAAAAAAGTCAAAACGTGGGACATTAACCAGAGAGCAGTTGAATGAAAGAAATACAAAACTTTATGAAGGAATGTTAGAAAGATTCGGTCTTAAAGAAAAGAGTGATGCAGATTTAAAAGCAATGGGAGTTCCTACTCTGGAAGAATTTAAGGGCGGTTTCTCACGGACGAGCAGCACCATTAAAAAGTTTCAGTCTTCTAATAAAGGTTCCTTATATAGAGGAATATCCATGCCCCGCACTGCTGCTTACCATGGCGTTTTGATGCAAGGACATCCGAACGGCCCCACAAATTCTGGGTGGAATTCGATCGATAAGCGATATATAAATAAGTCCCATTTAGATGCTATTATAGCTTCTGCTAAGAAAATGCTAAAGGATAATCCTTGGTTTGAATATAACTGGGGTGGCGGAAGCAATGATGCGCCCTTTAGAGCTGCTTTAGATCTGGCAATTTATACAGCTGATAATAATTCATATCAATCTAAGATAGATGCTCCTACATATGAAAAACTCCTGAATAGACTCGCTAGCTGGGATTATGATACTTTCGAAGATACAGTTCTTAACATGCCAAAAGATCCAAAAAAGCGAAAGGCTTCAACCGATTACCTAGCGATGGCAGACGATTTTGACAGGTGCCATGAACTATTAAAAAGGTTTAAGTAATAAGCAGATCTTTAATTAAAAGGATATATTATGGATAAAACGGCTGCTCTAAACATTCTTCGGATAGCAAATGATCTGCTACCCACGGACCCCAGCAATGCACACGCTCTAGTACGAAATCTTCGAAATTATCTTGAAGAAGGATCTAAGCCAATGAATCGCCAAGCAGCTGTAGAAGAGATATCAAGCCTCATTCGTGTGGCATATGAAAATCCAGAATCACGCCCTGCTCTTCTCCCTATTATCGCTTCAAAGCGAAACGCCTTAAAGAAGAAGTCTTCTAAGAAGCCTGCAGGAAAGACTTCTATGAAGAAGGCTACCCCGAAGAAGGCTACCCCGAAGAAGGCTACCCCGAAAAAAGTTTCGTCGAAGAAGTCTACCCCGAAGAAGGCCACCAAAAAATCGGTGAGCCGTAAGCGTCGCGCATCTGAAGAGGTTCAAATCACATCTTCTGACGCTAACTGGTGATATTTACGTTTTTCATACTTAATGGAAAACAGACCCGGGAGTATAAAAATGGTCCACAAGTCAGTAGCTAACAAGGTGCTCAGTAATCTCGATTCAGCCGCTAACCGTCTAGAGGTTCTAGCGAAGGCTGGTAAGATCAACGGCCGCACGGCTGCCACGCTCATTCGTGAGCTAGATAGCTTTGCTGATCGTTTTGAGGCCGCCTCTTTCGGTAAAGAAAGCCTCAAGCGTCGCGTCTCAACTTGGATGCACGGCGATCAAGACGAGGCTTCCTATATGAAGACTTATGACAACACGGTTAAGCCGATCGTTGTCGCGGCCGATGAGCCTTACATGCATGAAAGCGGTCCTAGCGCTCGTTGGGACTCAATCCCCACCTTCGACGCCGACCGTTCGTCCACGGTCATGGCACGCCCGGAATATAACGTGGTGGGCGTGAGTGAGTTTTCGAATAGCGGTAAGACGGTGAAGCAGCCTTCCTGGCCTGGTGCCGGAAAAAATCACAAGGCTTCGACCAAGCAATGGGCTGACTGAGATGATGGACGGTCATTCGCGCAGCAAAGGCGGGAAAACTATGTCATATGACGTTCGGCCCCGCCTTGCGTTCGTGGATGACCGTTTATATGCAAAGGAGTTCAGGACGAATGAGTGTGTGCGGAAGACCGGGCTCCGCGATTTCGTCCTGACTCCTTACGCAGGTCGCGTTTTATATAGTAACCCGGACACGGGCGTAGTAGTGGTGCAGTGGCCTTGGGGTGCGGAAAATAACACGCCCACGGAACTCGTTCATGATAAGTCCGGTGATTTCGGGCTTCCCATGTTGGATCAATCTTATAAGACCTGGGAATCGGCACGCTATACGTCGACACCGGAATCTAATAAGACAGATGCAAAATGGCGAAAATCCTTAGCCTCCGATATTCATTTAGATTATCAGGATAAAATTAAGCCTTTATACGTTTCAATCAGCAAATTAGTTTATAATAATGTTCCTGAAAAAACGGCCCCTAAATATCTGGGTCGTTTCGCGTCAAAGCTTGGTGATTATGTAGTAGAAGAAGCAATATCAGATGTTTATACCGAGGCTCGTAGAATAGCATTTAAATATCAAAAAAGTACGAATAAATATATGGTTTCCCCAGTTGAACTCGAGCAGGGTCTATCTTGCCCAAGATGTTTTTGCGGAATCGATGACTCCGGTCGAAAGAAGCGAGTCATGATTCAGTGTCCTTCGTGCGGTTTTACTGCATTGATGGAGACACTTCAATACCCCTGATTAGATTAAGAGATCTTTAATACTCATAGATGTATATGAGTATTTATCTCGATAGAATGCTACGCGTGGCGCGTATCGTATCCCTAAACGACCCAGGGGTAGGCCACGATTTAGAAAAGAATATCCGAAAGATAGCTGTATACTCTGGTGGCTCCGGTTCTTATTCTTCCTTTGGCGGTCCTAATAGGGGTAAATTACGTCATATCTATTTTGATTATTATAAGGAAGCAATTAATAAGTTTATTGAGTATGCGAAAACCGAACTTGAATATTTAACACAAGTCAAGAAAACATTTGAAATAAACGAAAAAGATGGTGGATGGCCTAAAGAATTAGCTAAGGAAATAGGTTATGATTATAAAAAAGGCGAGTCTTTAAAAACTCCGAATAATCCTGTAGGAAACTCATTATTAAAAGAGGTGCTTGGTATTGAGCAACCTGTGTTTGGTCGTACTGCCAGCCTTGGGAAGCGTTTGGCATTCTTACGAAAAAAATCACGTCATCATTTAGCTTTATTTAAGGGCATTAAAGAGAAAATAAAGGGATTATTTAAGGGTAAGGAAAAACCATTAGAAGACATAGATCTCCTAGAGCAGGGGATATTTTACCAGAATGGGGTTCCTCAAACATACAGCAAGTCTTTCGAGACAGAGATAGAAAAAATCTTCAAAAAATGTCAAGAATACTTGTCCGAACTATCACTGGAAGAGACAAAATACAAAAATTCTTATAATATGCTATGGCGATCTCCTAGCTACGATAAGTTAATGAAATGTATAGAGGATGCTAGTAAGTTAGAAACTGAAGGTAAACGCGCACTTGAAAAAATTTCAGGTCTAGAAGAAAAACTTGTCCCGAAAAAGACAGATGCGAAACGAATAGAAGAAATAGAGACAGAATTTTTCGGAAGTCCTCTAGAAAAGCCTTCGACTTTGACAATTACGCAAAAAGCAGTACGATTAGTGGATGATCCATCATCGCCCGAGGAATTAAAAGCAGCAAAGGAGCTTTATTATTCTTTAGGAGAAATGTTAAAAAGAAAGAATGCTCTTTGATTGATTTTTTAATTAGCAACTAAATTAGTAATATGGCTCGCAAACACTACGCAAATGCTATTATTTCTCATCAAAATGTCCCTTTTGATGAGTGGATGGAAGTACTGCGTAGTCAAAATGAAGGAGCTGTACCGCGTGATCACGTTCACCGTATAGCTAAGACGGTCCTTCGTAAATGTGATCCTAAGCAATATCTACTGTCCCATGCCACGATTGTAGCTTCGGTCGATACATTCGCTCCTAAGGGAGCGAAGACCGGCCGATTCATGAATCGTGGTGTTCAGGTAGACGTTAGATATCCGGATTACAGAATTAAGCCGCAGGGCTTAGGAATCATTAATAATAACGGTGATGTTTGGGAGCGTTCTCTGCTTTTATCTACGTACCGGACGTTTATAGGTGCTCCGAATTATTGTGAGCACGTACAGATTCCAGAATTGTCAAAAGGTTTCATAGTAGACGCGGTCGCACGCGATCTTGGTCATTCATGTTATATAGATATACTGGTAGCTACAGATCGTAAGCATACTCAATTAGTGCAGGATATCTTATCCGGAGACATGAATGCCATGTCGATGGGATGCATATCTATGTTTACTGTGTGTACCAAATGCGGGAACGTAGCGGCTGATGATAGTCAGCTATGTCCTTGTATTCAATATGAGGGTAAGCATACGGAATTCGTAGATGAATCTGGACAAAAGCAAAAGATAGCTGAGTTAATAGGACATGTAAGTGTGCCGAATAGTAATCAGTTCATCGAGGCATCGTGGGTAAAGAACCCTGCCTTCGCGGGTGCTGTTCGTAGAAATTTCTTAA